CGGCGACCTGGCCAACGCCACCGCTCGCTCGATGCGCGAGTTCTGGGGCGACAACCCTGCGCAAACAACTGGTGGCGTTTTTGGCCAGGGCAAATTGCTGGTCCCTCAATCTGTTGTTTCCAGCGTGCGCAAGGCGCTGGATTCTGGTGTCGATCCTGACAAAACCTACAAAACCATCGCGCAACGCACTGGCTACACCCGCAAACAGATCGAGGACGCCCTGAATGCTCAACAACCTGCTCGATGACCTGATTCAGAAGCCGCAGCAACCCGCTGCGCGGACCAGCGTTTCTACTGCGCCCGGTGGCCTGCTGGACGACCTGATTACACAAGACACAGTGACCCCGCCCCAGAGCCAAGCGTCGGCTCCTCCTGCGGTTGCTGTCAACTCGGACCTGGGTGGTGGGGCGGCACCCAGGGCTGTCTCGGGGTTTCAGTTACCCCCGGTGGGCGATCCGTTCGGAATCAATAAGCCAGCGTCGGCTCCTGAGCAGACATTCAAAGCGGGCACGCCGGGCTTCAGCGTCATGGGTGACTTGCCCGCCGCCAAGCCACTGCCTGCGGGGGTGTCGCCTGATTTTGTGGGTAACGTGCGCAATGAAATGTTGAGGGCCACCCCCCAGCAGCGCATGCAGCTGGCCCAAGACACAGGCATGAAGGGGCGCGTCGTTCAGTCGCTGCTGGAGACTGAGCCAGCCACGTTCCGCCCGCGCCAAGACACCATCAAGAAGACACCGTTTGCCACGCAAGTGGGCATGGACCTCAGCAACAACATTCAAAACCCAGCGGCCCGCGGCGTCGTGTCTGGCCTGGCAGGTCTAGGCCAAGTGATCCCCGGCGTGATTCAAGCGGGTGCTGATTTAGTGGGCGCCGACAGTGTGGCCGACGCTGCCGCCAATACGGCGCAGATAGGCCGAGACATTTCGCAACCCCTGCGCCCAGCCGCTGGCAACGATCGCTTGGTGTTCGATGTCTTCAACAGCATCACGCAGTCCTCGCCCACCCTGCTGGTTGGCCTGGCTGGCGGCCCGGCCATGACCACCTTGTTCGCGCAGTCCGGCGCCCAAGAGTATTCGGAGGGCCGCAGCCGCGGCCTGTCCGGTGAACAGGCCGCTGCACGCGCTGGCATCATGGCCGGTGCTGAAGTGCTGGGCGAGCGCATTGGCTTTGGCGAGCAGATGAAGCTGCTCAAGGGCATTACCGGCGGCCTGCCCATTGATGAGCTGGCCCCGACCTTTGCACGCGAAGTGGTCAAGAACGCCACTGGCGAACAGCTGACCACGCTGGTCCAGTTCCTGGGCGACAAGTACGGGCCTGGCGCCCTGAACCCACAAGGCAGCTTGCAGCAGTACCTGGAGCAAGCGGGCGACACCCTGAAGGTGGCTCTGGGCCAGTCGGCCCTGATGGGCGGCGGCCCTGCCGTGATCCAGAAAGCCCGCGACACCATGCGCAATCAGGAGGCTGGGCAGCTGGCCCGCGCCACCGACGAGTTGCCAGCCAGCGCGCTGGCCGCACGCGGGCCGGTGCCAAGCCCCGACCCGGCACCAGCCCCCGGCCCACTGCCCGTGTCCGAGCGCATCGAGCCGACGATGGACGGCCTGCTGGACGACTTGATTCCGAAAGGCGCACCCAATGCCGCTGCACCCCAAGCACCCGCAATCCCTGCCGTTGGCCAAGCGCCTGACGCGCAAGGACCACAGGGAATTTCAGATGGCCCCGCCGTCGCAGCAGCGCAGCCTGATCCGGTTGCTGCACCTACCCAGCCCCAGCCATCGGCATCACTGACGCCCCCTGTCGGAAATGACGGCCAACAACCGGCGGCAACACCGACGACCGATGTTCCCGAAACGGGTTTCGGGAACACCCAGCGTGTGTCCACAGTCACCGGCCGCCAAGTGGAAACCCGCATGCGCGTGGTGGACGCCAGCGAATTGCAGGCCGCCAGTGGCGAGCTGCAGCCCCGCGACCGCAGCCGGATGTCGAGCGACGAGCAGATCAACACCATCGCCGGGCAGCTGGACCCGCAGCGCCTTGGCGAGTCGGCCGAGGCAGACCGCGGTGCGCCGATCATCGGACCCGACATGATCGTGGAGTCGGGCAACGGCCGGGTTATGGCCATCCGTCGCGCCTTTGAGAGATTCCCAGAGCGCGCCCAGGCTTACCGCGACTACCTGGCGGCCCAAGGCTACGACACCACTGGCCTGGCCATGCCCGTGCTGGTGCGTGAGCGCGTGACGCCCATGGACCAACAAGAGCGCGTGGCCTTTGTTCAGGAGGCCAACCAGTCGGCCACCATGTCACTGAGCCCCGTGGAGATGGCACAGATCGACGTGTCCGCCCTGCAGGACAACGTGGTGGACGTGTGGATGGGTGGCGACATCACTGACGCTGGCAACCGTGACTTCGTGCGCGCCTTCATTGGCGGGCTGCCGCAGGCCCAGCGCAACGGCATGCTGGACGAGAACGGTGGCCTGTCACCTGATGGCGCTATGCGGATCCGCCGTGCGCTGCTGGCTGCCGCCTATGGCGGCCGCGACTTGCTGGCTAAGTTGATTGAGAGCCAGGACGACAACATCAAGTCCATCGGCAATGCGCTGTTCGACAGCTCGGGCCAGTGGCTGCAGATGCGCCGGATGGCCCGCGATGGCGTCATCAGCAAAGATTACGACGTGACGACGCAGCTGGTGCAAGCCGCCCGCATCATCGACCAGCTGCGCCAGACGCGAGGGCGCGTGCAAGATTGGCTGGCACAGACCGACCTGACCGGCGAGCGCGACCCTGTTGTGGACGCCTTCGTGACCGCCTTCTACAATGCCAACCTGACCCGTGCCGTGGGCCGCGACGCCATCAACGATGTGCTGCGCGCCTATGTCGGCATGGCCAAGAGCCAAGACACCGCTGGCTTGTTCGGTGATCCGCCTCCGCCTGTAGACATGGTGAAAGGCGCAGTGGAGCAACGCAATGAGCGAAACAAAGAAACTGTCAGTGGCAACCTCTTCGACCGAGCCGAACAAGAAAGTTCTGCTGGCGCTGGGGCGGGCCTTCAACAAGGCGGGCGACAAGCACAGCCTGCCGTCGTTCAAGGAAGCCGGGCGCGGGCTGATGGTGGCCGCACAGAAGGCCGACTTCTCGATGCCCAAGATCGGGGACCAGCGGCGCGCCAGGACCGCCAAGGGACCGGAAATCAAACCCAGGCCGGTGATGTAAATGAGCGAGCCCGTCGACCTGACCGGGATGACGCCAGCGCAGGCACGCAGGGCGGTGAACGCCGCCGCGAGAACGATGAAGCCAATCAAAACCAGCGGGTCAAGGGCTCGAGCTCCAGCTCCGTCTTCCAAAAAGTCTCTTTCACCGACCGACAAAGCATCTACCGGGACGCCTTTGTAGAGCTGGGGTTTGACCCGACCGAGGCCGAGCTGCTGCCACCGCAGCGCCAATACGAGATTCTGTCCAAGGGCTTGAAGGCCACCTACGGCCTGACCTTCGTTCAGAAGTCTGAACGCGCCAACATCCGCGATTCGATTGACCAACTGCTGGACGCCTACCGCGGCCTGCAGCTGATGACCCACGTTCTGGACCTGCCCACGTCGGCCATTGGCCTGCGCGGCACCCTGGGCCTGGCCATGACCAGCCAGGGCAAATACTTGGGCGCCTACTACCCCGGCGGCACGGGCGATGGCAAGTCGTCTGATGGCGTGAAGTCGGACACCCCGACCATCGCCATGCCAGGCCGCTCCAACTCCTTCGCCCACGAATGGGGACACGCGCTCGATTACTTCGTGCTGACCAATTACGAGGGCGTGGTGAGCGACCTGTCCGGCTACATCCGCAAGGGTGAACGCCTGAGCGACAAGACGCCAGAGACTGTGCGCGACTCCTTCCGCCTGCTGATGAACAGCCTGTTCTTTGACCGGGCCGAGCAGTCGGCCAAGATCATGGACCTGGAGCAGCGCATCGAGGCGGCGGCGCAAAAAGGCGTAGACGCCACCAAGCTGAAGGCTGACCTGGAGCGCATCAAGTCCGGCGCATCCATGAGCCGCAACGACAAGAGTGAGTTCTACAAGTCGGCCGGGGAGTTTGGCAAGGCCACTGGCAGCGATCCAGATTACTGGCGCATGCCCACCGAGATGTTGGCCCGGTCCTTTGAGGCCTACGTGGCACACAAAGTCGAGGCCGCTGGTGGTTCTACCGAATTCATTGGCAAAAGCGATGCCGCTTATTCCAGTGAAGCCGACCTGCGCCTGGCCAAAACATTCCCTAAGAACGCAGACAGATATAACATCTTCCGCGCTTATGACTTATTGTTTGATGCAATCCGCGCTGAAGCACTGCTGAACCCCAACAACGAGGCGGTGGCCAACCTGCCCGGCAACGTGCGTCTTTCTGACCCTGCTGTCTATTTTGACGACCAACGTCAGTCGGCACAAACACCGGCCTACAAGCTGGTCTGGGATGCGGAAAAGCGTGCGTGGGCTGTGCGTGCCCGTGAGCTGGAAAAGCTCAAGGCCCGTCCCAACGACGACCGTCCGATCATCAAGCGCATGGGTGACGCCGTGCGCGCCATCCTCGAAACCAATCGTGGTGTGCTGCTGGGCATGGAGGGGCACTACCAACGCAGCGGCAATGCCTCTGCCGCCAAAGCTGTGCGCGAAGTCACCGAGCGCTTGGCCACGGACCCAGGCAGTGGTCGCAAGACAGCCGAGGGCGGCACCTACGCCGAGGCTGTGGACCGCGAGACAAAGCGCTTCCTGACGCGCCTGTCCAACATCCGGGGCAACAACAACGCCGACCTGATGAGCGACGCCGACTTGGCGCTGCTCACGGCCGCGCTGACCGCAAGCGAAGAGCTGACGCCAATGCTGGTGCGCATGGAGAGCCCGGCCGTCACCAAGCTGGCCGCGCCACTGCGTGAGCTGCTGACGGACCTCTACTACTACAACCGCAACGCTGGCCTGGACATCGGCTTCGTCAAGGACCAGGGCTACCTGCCGCGCCTGCTGGATGAGCCCGTCGTCACAGCCAACGCACCCGAATTCATCAAGGACGCCACCGAGGTCTACAAGATCGTCTTTGAGCGCGACACCGAGAACCCTGGTGAGGCCGACGACATCGAGGTGGCACTGGCCGCATTGGACAAGCGCATCAAGGAAGCCAACCTGTCCAAGGACGACCCCAATCTGGAGGCGTACCGCGAGGCCAAGAAAGAGCTGGCCAAGTTGCAGCGCAAGCTGGACGCGGCCAACCGTTCGGAAGACGGCGACCAGATGGACAACGCCCAAGCCGACCTCAAGGATTTCATTGAGTCCAGCCGCAGCGTCTTTGAGGAAGCCTACGACTACGTGCGCGACGAGTGGTCGATGCAGGCCGCCGCCGAGTACCAGACCCGGATCAGCTACGGCTCGCCGGAGAGCTTCAGCTCACACTCGCCTGCAGGGTCATACCTGAAGGAGCGCACGCTGCCGCCCGAGGCCGACAAGATCCTGGCCAAGTATTACATCCAAGACCCGATTGAGCGGATCACGTCTTACGTGCAGATGTCTGTGCGCAAGGCCGAGTACAACACCCGCTTTGGACGGGATGCGCGCAACAGCCGCGAGAAGAACACCAAGCTCTTCACGATGCTGGAGTCCATGGTCAACGCTGGCGTGCGCAAGGAAGACCGCGACATGGTGGAGAAGATCGTTGGCCAGGTCACTGGCACCGACCGCTCCAGCATGCCAAGCCAAGCTCAGCGCACGCTGGGCAACCTGCACGCCTTGGGTCAAATGGCATTGCTGGGCCGCGTGGTGCTCACATCGCTGGCCGAACCCATCACCGTGGCTGCGCAAACGGGCAAGCCGCTGGACGCCCTGAAAGCCGTCGGCCTGACCATGCAGGAAATCGCCAACACCGGCAGCGTGCGCGAGCGCCGCGCCATGGCCCGCGTGCTGGGCATCGTGTCTGGCGACTATGCCGACGAGATGATTTCCAACCGCTTGGGCGGATCGTTCGCAGAGTCGTCGGCCATGAGCCGCGTGTCGGCCAACTACTTCCGCCGCGTGGGCCTGACGGGCCTGACCAACGCGCAGCGACGGGCGGCCATGCAGCTGTCTGGCCGCTACGTGCTGGAGCTGGCACACACCATGGACGACACCGAGGCCAGCGCCAAAGAGAAGGGCTTTGCCCGCGACGAGATGGTGGACGCTGGCATCCAGCCCGAGCAGATCCAGGACTTCACCAATTGGGCACGCGAGTTCTCCAACCGCATGCCGCGCCACGACGAGCTGATCGACGTGGATGGCAGCCTGACTGAGATGGGCAAGATTTACGCCGTGATGGTGGGCCGCCTGGTCAACCAGTCTATTCAGAGCCCGACCGCCATCGACCGCCCATGGGCAGCCAACACGCCAGTGGGTCGCCTGACCTACGGCCTGCTGTCGTTCTCCATGGCGTTCTTCCGCAACATCATGGTCAAGTCGGTTAAGAAAGTGGCCCGCGAGTATGAGAAACGCGGAGCTGGCCAAGCCGCCGCGGTGGCGGGCATGCAAGTGCTGGCGCCATTGGCGTCGCTGTACATGGGCCACTTGCTGGTGACGATGGCACGCGAGGCTTTGCTCAACCCTGACAAGTGGGAAGAGGAAGAAAAGAAGGAAGGCGGATTCCCGATCAAGTGGCTGGCAGCACTGGCATTCAGCCGCGTGGGATTCACCGGCCTGGCCGACCCGCTCTACAACGCGCTGCTGGGCGTGAAGTACCAGCGCGACCTGTCCAACATCCTGGCCGGCGCCACCTTTTCGTTCTTCCTGCAAAGCCTGGAGCGCATCGCCAAATACTTTGTGGCCAACAGCGAGAACACGAACAGCGCCGAGCGTGCGGCGGCCCGCGGCCTGTATGAGCTGGCCGTGCAGCCGTCAATCGCCTATGCCACCGGCTACCTGCCAGGCGGCCCTGTGCTGGGTTACGGGCTGGGGGCCAGTTACATGTACATGAGTTCGCCCGCATTCAAGAGCCAGTGGCAAGACTGGCTGGCGGGCGAGAAAGAGGGCAAGCAAAAGAAGGCCGGAGGCGGCCAGAAAGATGGTCCGCTGTGATTGATCCGCTAACCGCCCTTGCCGCCGTATCGGCTGCCGTCAACCTGGTCAAGAAGGCCGTCAAGACTGTGGACGATGTTCGCAGTCTTGGCCCTGTGCTGGGCAAATACTTCGACGCCAAGGCCGATGCCATCAAGGTGCTTGAAGAGGTCAACAAGGGCGGCTTCAAGGGCTCCAACATGGGCAAGGCCATCGAGCTGGAGTTGGCCATCGAGAGCGCCCGCCAGTTTGAGGCGCAGGTCAAAGAGCTTTTCTTTCCGCACAACATGGACGTGTGGGAAAGGATCGTCAATCGGCGCGCCCAGATGGACGCAGACGAGAAGGCCCAGCGCCGACGAGCCGCTGACGCCGCCATCCAAGCCCGCAAAAAGCGCAAGGAAGACTTTGAGTTATGGACCGCCATCACGCTGGCCACCATCGTCTTTGTGGTGCTCATGTGGATCGGCGTGGAGATCGTCTACTACTGCCGCGAATTTAAATGTGGAAGCTGAAACTGAAAGGAAAAAATCATGAATGAAGTGCTTGCAGGACTGCTGAAAAACTTAGCCCCAGGCTTGGCCACCGTGGTGGCTGGCCCGCTCGGTGGTATGGCCGTCAAGGCCATCGCTGAGAAGCTGGGTGTGGAGGATACGGTCGAGGCCGTGACCAACGCCATCCAGGCCGACCCAGAGGCAGCCCTGAAGCTGGCCGAGATTGACCTCAAACAGTTTGAGGCCGAGGTCAAAGACCGCGACGGCGCACGCGCCATGCAGGTCGCAGCCCTGCAGCAGAACGACTGGTTTGCAAAGCACTTCATCTATCTGTTCACAAGCGTCTGGTCCATCTTTGCGATGGCCTACTTCGCCTTTGTGACCTTCGGCACCGTGCCCACCAGTGGCGTGCGTATGGCCGACACGATCCTGGGCGTGCTCATTGGCACCGTGCTCACGGGCTTCTTCAACTTTTTCTTCGGCTCATCCAAGGGGTCACAAGACAAGACGAACGCGATCATGAAAGGCATCAAATGAAATCGAACTTTGAATCAGCACTGAAGACCGTGCTCCACCATGAGGGCGGGTACGTCAACCATCCAGCAGACCCCGGTGGCATGACCAACCTGGGCGTGACAAAGCGCGTCTGGGAAGAATGGGTCGGCCATGAGGTGGACGAAAAGACGATGCGAGGCCTGACACCCGCCGTCGTTGGCCCGATGTACAAGGCCAAGTATTGGGACAAGATTCGGGGCGACGACCTGCCTGCCGGTGTTGACTATGCGGTGTTTGACGCTGCCGTGAACAGTGGCCCAGGTCGCGCTGCCAAGTGGTTGCAGGGCTGCGTTGGTGTTGAGCAAGACGGTGGCATCGGCCCCAAGACTCTGGCCGCCGTGGCTGCCATGGACCCGGCCGACTTGGTTGAGGATTACGCCAAGCGCCGGTTGTCGTTTCTGATGGACCTGAAGACCTGGGACACCTTCGGCCGGGGGTGGGGCCGCCGGGTGGCTGAGGTGCAAACCAGCGCGACGAACATGCTGGCTTGAATGGTGGGAGATACAAGTTTCGAACTTGTGACCTACCGCGTGTGAGGCGGTCGCTCTACCCCTGAGCTAATCTCCCAATCCCTCGCAAAAGCACAACGAACAGCGCAATACGATTTGTGTCTGACGGCTGGAAGCCGCACTGCCACTGGCTTAGAGGCCGATTACTGCGTTCACGTCCACAGTGGTGTGAACGCAGTACGCTGTATGCGTCAGACACGCCATACACAAGGATTTCAAGGGCTTAGGCTGCTTTTGTATGGCGCTTGTATGGCGGCCAACAGCATGTTTTGCGCTAAATACAGGAATAGAACGCAGCAATAGCGCAAAACTTTCATTGCTTCCGCGGCCCGTTCTCGGTCGCCAGAATGAACGCGAACGCTGGCAGTAAGAGCGCAGCAAGTGCCGCCCACTGGCCAAACAAGATGCTGGCTATGACGGTCAACATCATCCAGGCCAAGAACAGAACAACAGTGGCAATTGATTTCATGCAGCCATCCTCAGTTTGGTTAACGCACCACGAAGGTGCTGGGGTGATAAGTGTAAGTAGTTCTTTTCCACGGTGGCCATCGTGTCGCCCAGCATGGCCGCGATGTCGGGCATGGCGACGCCAGCCTGAGCCATCCTGGTGGCCAGCGTGTGGCGGAATGTGTGGGCGGTCACGCCGTCCAGGTGGTGCCGTTCGCAGAACCGCTCCATGGATTTGCGGATCTGGCCCGTGTGGTCCAGCACCCAGGCGGTGGTCGCCTCATCCTTGGCACGCACCAGCACTGGCAGCAAGTCGTCGCTGATCGGGATCGTTGGCCTGCGCTTGGTCGTTTGGTTGCGGCCCCATGGATTGAGCTTGATGATGCCCGCCTTCAGGTCAACCTGGTCCCATGCCAGCGAGCGCAGCGCCTCCGACCGCGCACCCGTTTCCAGCAGCAACCAAAGGTAGCGGCTGATCCGGCTAATGCGCTCGGCGTCGGGGGTGATGGCGCGGCGCACGGTGGCCAGCTCGCTGTCACTCAGCACGCGGTCACGCGCCGGGGGTTTGGGCGGCAGGGGCACATAGGCCAGCACGCTCTGGCTGACGCGGTGCTCTTTGGGCTCGACCTTCTTGACCATGAAGTTGAAGATGGCGCGCAGGATGCCCAGCTCCTTGCGCACGGTCCCGGCAGACACCTTGCGCTTGCCAATGGCGCCCGTCAGGCGCGCCTTGGTGAAGGCCTCGATGTCCTTGCGCGTTATTTCCGACAGTGTTTGACCTCCAAACCAGACAACTAGCATCTTGGCGACGTGCTCCAAAGTCTCGGGCGACGCCACGGTGGGGCCGTGCTGGTCGATGTACAGGCGCACAGCACCGGCCAGCGTCTGCGGGTTGCTGGCCAGCGTGTCCTCGCCGTGGGATTTCAGCCAGCCCTGAAACCTTGCCTGCGCGACTTGTAAATCTTCTGTCCGAAGGCTTGTTCTTTGCGAGCGGCCACCGTCCGAGTAAGCGACGTACCAGACGCCATTGCTTTCGACGAGGCGCGGGGGGAGTTGTTTGCGTGCCATTGCACTGTCCTTTCTATGTATTGGTCCACGGACTGGCGGGTAATCAGGATGGGCGCACGGCCAGCGCCTGGCAGCCACTGCAGCTGACCAGCCTGGCGCAGGCCGCGCACGAAGCGGCGGCTTCTGTGCAGCAGGTCGGCCACCTCTGACTCCAGCAACAGGTCCATCACTGCTGCTCTTGCGCCAGCATGAAGATTTGCATGGCCACCTTTTTGGGCAGGCGCATGTTCAGCTTGATCCACATGTAGCCCTCATCGTTGGGCACATCACGCAGCTCAAACATCGGCTCTTGCTTGTTGTGGGCGGCCTCAAAGTAGTTGGGGAGCAGCTCTTCGGGCCGCACGCCCAGCACGTCGGCCATCTTCTGCAGCGCCTGGGGCGATGGCATTGAGCGGCCGCGCACGTAAGTGCTGACGGCATCGCGGGCCAGGTCGCAGTTGCGGGCGAACTCTGATTGCGTCCAGCCGCGCTCCGCAATCTTGCTGTATAGCCGCTTGGCAAACTCCTCTTTGAGTAAGTGCCTATTGCTCATTGCCTCCGGCGCTTGCGACTTCTTGGGTGCAGGCTTCGGTTGTGTTGCGTACTTGGGCATTTCAACTCCTGGTGTCGGCGTACAACTTGTACGCCTTGTAGGACCGGAGTGTAGTGCATGTATGACCACTGCCGCAAATTATTTTGTGCGATGTAGTTGACAAGGTGTATACCTGGCATACAATTTGTCGCATGCAATCAGACAAAAAACCACAGATCGACGTGCGCAGATTTATTGAGCACTTCGGCGGATCAGCGGAGATGCGCCGCCTATGGGAGAAGTGCGGACTGGTGCTCACCAAAGGCACTCAGGACAAGTGGGTCATGCGCAAAGCTGTGCCGACGTCACGCATCCTTGAAGCTCTACAAGTATCCAGATCAAGGCGTAAGGCGTTTGACTTCAACAGCTTTGTTAAGACCACAAGAGGAGACAAAAAATGACTGACTTAGAAACAGAACAGTGGAGCGACCTTCAGTGGGCTCACGACGTGTTGGCTGGGCGCGGTGATGTTCACGACAATATGTCGTCAGCTCACAACATGCTTCACTTAATCAGTGTCAACGGCGTGACTCAAAAGATCAAACATGCAGCCAGCGTCACCTTGATGCAGGGTGTCGCGGTGGCTGCATGAAGATTGCTGGAATTGACCCAGGTTTGTCGGGTGCCATCTGTGTGTTTGATGTCGACAAAGGGATGCTCACCATACTCGACATGCCGACAGTCGAGGTCAAGTCTGGCAAGACCATGAAGCGCAAGCTCAGCGAGCCCATGCTGGCCGAGCTGCTTCGCCCTCACAACATCGAGCACTGCGCTTTGGAGCAAGTCGGGGCCATGCCTGGCCAAGGCGTCAGCTCGATGTTCAGCTTCGGCCAGAGCTACGGCGCGATCCGTGGCGTCTTGGCTGGACTGCAAGTGCCCATCACCCTGGTCACACCGGCCAAGTGGTGCCGCGACCTCAAGCTGGCAGCTGGCAAGGATGCAAACCGCCAGCGCGCCGCCCAACTCTTTCCGGCCTATGCCGCGTCGTTCGTCCGTGTCAAAGACGATGGCCGCGCAGACGCTGCTTTGCTGGCCTATTGGCTGCTTCAATTTGGAGAAATTGTCTGATATGACGACCGACATCAACAACACAAACCGCAACTTCCTGATCGTGCACGCCGAGCAGCGCTCAGAGGAATGGTTTGAGGCCCGCCTGGGCCGCGTGACTGGCAGCATGGCCGCCAACGTCTGGGACAAGACGGCCAAGGGTCTGCGCACCGCTGGCTGGATTAACTACCAGGACCAGCTGCTGGCCGAGATGATGACCGGCATGAGCGCTGACAGCGTGTTCGTCAACTTTGAGATGCAGCGCGGCATCGATCTGGAGCCAGTGGCCCGCCGCGCCCTGTCCAAGCACATTGGCGCAACGATCCGCGAAACCGGCTTCCTTGCGCACAAAACGCTGCGCGCTGGGGCGTCACTCGATGGCGACATCGATGACTTTCGCGCCGTGGTCGAGCTCAAGTGCCCCAAGACCACCACGCAGCTGCGCTACATCGAGGCGGGCAACCTGCCCGACACCTACATGGGCCAGTGCCTGCACAACCTCTACGTCACCGGAGCCGAGGTCTTGTACTTCGGCAGCTTCGATGACCGCTTGCCACCGCACCTCCAACTCTTCGTGAAGGAGATGCGTGCGCAAGACATGCCGCTGGAAGAGTACGACCGCGACATCACCGCGTTCCTCAAGCAATTGAACGAACGAGCCCAAGCACTGGCCGACCTGGCCAGGTAATTCACAGACCCCAAGGAGAAGACGATGAATGAATATTCGTACGCCATAGAGAAACAGCGAAACGCAATGGCGGCCCATGGCGTGCAGGCGATCGATGAAAACCCGACCGTCCAAGAAAACATTGACCGAAAGATTGCATTACTGCGCCGCGAGATTGATCGCCTGGAGCAGTCAAAGACTGATTTGAACCCTCTCTTGCAGATGCGTATTCGCGACATCCGCCAAGCGATGGACTACTAAGTAATGAAAGCAATGCCGCCGGTCATCTTCCTACCGGCACTGCCCGCCGTCAGCTCACGGCGATAAACCTCTTAAAGGAAATCTGTAATGCCTCTCGCAATCCCTGGTGGCGGTGACTCCCGCCCATTCATCCGCTTCGGTGCATCCATCAACGCTTGGCAAATGTCTGGCGCCGATGGCAAGCCCGCCGAGTTCGACTTCAACAAGCCCGCCGTGTTCGACATCCAGAACATTCAGCTGGGTTGGATGCTTCTGGAAACCGGCAACCGTGACTGGCAGCCGTGGCCAAGCAACCAGCAGCAGCCCAAGCCCCAGGGCGAATACAAGGCTGGCTTCGATGTGAACGTCTACAGCACCACCATGTTCGGTGAAGACCATGTGCGCAGTTACTCCAGCAACAGCACCGGTAACGTCATGTTCATCCAGGAGCTGTACAACGCCGCCGAGCAGGCGCCCGAGTTTGCTCAAGGCCTGTCCCCTGTGGTGCAGCTCACCGGCTCCAAGGCCATCAAGGTGGGCAAGGGCACGACCCGTATCCCTCAGTTCACGATCGTCAAGTGGGTGCCGCGCCCGCAGGCGCTGGATGCCGATGGCGCTGACCATGATCCAGCACCGGCACCGGCCGCAAAGCCCGCCGCCAAGCCTGCGCCAGTGGCTGCAGCGGCTGACGATTCTGAGTTTTAAGCACCG